ACCAATCTGACGTAGCGATGGGGAAGTGTAGAAAGGAATATCCTTTACTGCATTCCACGTTTGATGCAAACTCTTAGTGATTTCCTTGACAAGTGGATCATTGGACAGGATTGCCTGATCCGCTAATGTAAGGGCACCATTGAAATCAATAGCCATTTCTTAGCCTCTCAAATTCCGTTGTTGTTTCTGCCGATACCCATAAGCCTGCTAAAGACTCCACCAAGTCCACGAGTTGGTGTTGCCTCTTGGACTACTGGTTGGGCAGATTCAGAAGTGTCGATTGGGATTGGTACTTGCTGTTGTGCTTCGTACAATGCAGCAAGTTCCGGTACAAGCGATTCAGCCATATTTGCAAGTTCTGTGTGAACATATGCAACAGCTTCTACAGGATCCAAACCACGTTGAACTAAATTGTTGACAATGTGTTCACCGCGTCGTGCGTAAGGATATTCTCGGAATGCTTGATCTAAAGCTTGCGAACGTTTTGCCTGTTCTACTTGGCCAAGTAATTCATCGTACTTCATACGTTGAATTTCTAAATCAGCCGAGATGCGAGCAGCGTCTTCAGACAAAATGTTTGCCTCTGACATCTGCAAATACTTTTGTCGTATTTGTTCTTCGTTCGCTTGCTGTTGTTTCTGCGCCCATGCATTCTGTAACTCGCTGCCTGACGAATAACCGTCTGCTTCAAGTGCCTGAATAACATCAGCCCATTTTTCGTATTGGGCAGCAACATCCTTTGCAGCTTTTGCTTGCTCATTTACTTCCCGAAATCTGTCGTATGGGACATTCTCTGGAGTCTTCTGAGAGCCTAACGTTTCTGTTAGCTTCTGCCGAATTAAATCTTGAGGGTCAGTTGCTTCAACCTCAATATCATCTAACCAAGAAAAGTCTAATGTTTCTGACGTGTCTTCTGCCGTGTTTAACGCCGGTGCAGTTTCAGAGTCATTGGCGTATGAACTCTCACTTGTCAATAAACTACTAAGACCAATACTGTCTGACGCCTCAGCTGGTGAGTCTGAGGTGCGCATCACCATCTCTTCAGACATTTTAACTATACTCCTTCATTTTGATTCATGCCAGAATCGGGGCCGAAATCATTCATGGCAAACTGTTTTCCAATATCAACCATCGCATAGTCTTCATTAGACTGTGCCTCAAGTCCAGCCTTTGCGGTTGCCAGCGCAATGTCTGCCTCAAGTTTTGCAGCTATTTCAGCTTTCAACTTCTCAATTTAAATCTGTGCCTTAGCTTGCTCGATCTGCATATTGAACTGCATGACCTGTGCTTGCTGACCTTGTTGTGCAGCCTGTGCCTCCTGCTGCATCATCATCTGTTGTTGCTGTGCCTCGGCCATCTTAGCTTCTTGTTCATCAAGATGATCAAGTATCTTTGTGGTCTCTGGCATATTAACAAGTTGTACAAACAACCTGTTGGTAGCTGGATCCATTGGGTCTCCGAATACACCCATTTGTCGTAGAGCAGAATACTTATTCAGTCTCTGGTCTGGACCTTCATCCATACTGGATCCGGGAACATAAACAATCCTATACCTGCCGCCATTGCGCAAAGCATCAAAGCGCATAACGCCTTGTTGAATTTGGTCTCTGGGCAGCATTCCACCTTCGATGTTTCCGACAAAGGGGACAATTGCAAACTGTTCAATTAGACTCACTTCCCATTCTTTAATACATGCATTACTAATCTCAATGTCTGCACGTACATATGAATGCTGTGTGTTGTCAGCTTTCTGCAATAATCGTACAGACTCGGCTGGCGTACCTGCTTGCGCCATACCCTGACTTACGTCGTGTAACCCAGCGACGTCCATCATGTCCTTTTCAATCATCTGCAGTAATGGGAACAAGTCAGCGCCAATGCCCGGTGCTCGCTGTACAGCAGGTGGCCTACTACCACGGTCGTAGTAAACCTTACGGTAAATCCTGTTCTTGTCTTCAACAGTATCGCTTTCCTTATCGTAAGCGTCTGCGCCGACAGAAGACAATCGCTCAATTAATAGGTAATCTTTTTGCGCTTCAAACTGCTCAAGTAACCGACTGTAGATTCTATTGTACGTACTTTGCAGCGATACTAAATCAAAACCTAAACTGTATCCATATGGAGTACCGGCTCGCGGTTGCCATCGTAATGGAATGAAAGGGAATGAATCCTTTTTGTTGTATGGCCATGGTCCCGCATAGAGTAGCGTTGCTTGCGTCGCAACGACATATCTCCCGTTCGGGTAAAGTTTGGAAGGACGTTCCCAGTACTCATATACAACAGCAGCGTTTTTACGTTTTTCCGTAGAGTTCAAATGTGCGGATGCAGGTGGAACCCATCCACGACCACCAGCATTAGCACCGTCGAGATATGCATCTACATAACCGGAGTACTGACCAGTCATTGCGTCAGCTTCAACCTTTTTCCCAATCTCGCCATAAGAATCGACGAACCATGACAAAGGTTTAATCATGGCGTGTATCATCCAGCGAATATCGTCATCGCGTTTTGCCGATGGATCAATGTAAACGTCAAATGCCGGAAGGATCTGTTCTACTACATCGCCTACTCGCATTTCTACGTGACCGACTACACTTTGCCCATCAACATCTAGTTGTGGTACTACTTGCGTTTTTCGGCTATCCCAGAATACTTTTAAAAACGACGTGCCACATACACACGCCCAACGAACACGCTCTTTAGTTTGCGTCTCTCGTCCAAACTTGCGGTTGTAATGTTTGGCAATAAAGTTTGCTTCATCACTTGCTGCGCGATCCTGTGGACTATCAGATAGTGGAACAGCTGTTGCATCAGGCGCACATTGTGTAAGTTTGCCAACCACGCCGTCAATCAAAGGCCGTAGCTTGTTTACCGTCATGTATCTGTTTGGTTCATTTGGGTTTTGCAAGCGAATGATGTTACGACCTTGACTACTAATGCGTAACCATTGACGACCTTCAAAGAAAGCGGTTGCTAATGCCCACTCTAGTTCCATGTCAGTACGAGCGCGTTGTGCGCTATCAAACTGTTGCTGGATGAATTTCGTAATCTTCTGGGCTTCTTCTGGCTGGTCTAACTCATTAACCTTCCAGTCCTTAGGCTTAACGTCTAACTCTAAGTTATCTTTATCGTTTAAACGTGGATCCTCTAAAGGAGTGGAACCAACCGTGCCTTCACTCTTCGGTTTTTCAAACGCAGAGATGCGTGGTCTACCATTTCTCACTGCCGTTGAAAGCTTACTCATGTCGTACATTACAACCAGCCCTCGCGATCATATATTTCTTTTGAGTATATCTTTATGTTCTTTATGTCATTCAAGATTCGATAAGACATCACTACTGCAACGGATGTAATTAAAGTGCAGATAAATCCAAGGATCTCAACTATAACCATTCATCTAGGTTCCGTTCTTTTAACCACGTAGGCTTATTGTTAGCGTTGCGTTTCTCTTGCTCCTCAACTTCGGGACATCGCACTGGGTGTTCACGCCACATAAGGCCATACCTTAAGCTATCAATAGCGTGGTCATTTCGTGTGCCGGAGTCAATTTCATCGGCGTCTTTCGTGTGCGTCATCGTGTCAGATAACTGTTTGATTAGATTAGGACATCCATTGCGATTAATTACAAACTTTGGTCGGACATTACCATCAACCATTTCGGATGCCATTAACCATTCCTTGACTCGGTTCCATCCAGCTTTTCTATCTTTGACTGCACGTACTGCAGGTAATCCTCTTTCCCACCATATCTCAACTGGGTACTCACCAATACGTTGATCTACTTTTTCTGGTGGAAATGTGTTTGCCCAGTCAAAAGCAATGGCTTCTAGCTTTGTGTTATACGCCCCATTGTTATTGCCTTTAACTTTTGGTTCAGCAATTTTATATCGTTTAAGCAATTCAATTACGCCGTCAACTTGCATACTGCTAGTCTTGCCAGCTTCGTACCATTCATGTAGCACATATACATTTTCGCGTTCGTCACTTGCGTATAAAATGAAACACGCTGGTGCTCCAGTACCAAAGTCATGACTGGCCCAGAATCTCCACCATGGCTGTACGTCAATGTGATCAACAACATGCCAGTCTTTACCTGTGCTGTCAATCTGTTTGAACTGCGGAAAGAATATGCCACCAACTCCAACATCGTGCTGGCATTCACGCAAAAAGGAAATCAGTCCAAAGTCATCAATCTCTTTTTGGCACACTGCTAAATTCTTGTGTTCCCATGCAGCTCGTCCAGAAGTAATCTTCCATCCCATGCGT